AAGTTAGGCCAATTAGAGTGTTTAGTAATATCTCTTAATGCCTGACGATAATCTTTTTGTGCTTGAGTCATAGTATTGTCAGATGCCCCCCACCAATCAGTAGAAAAGAGAAGTCTGTCACGTTCTGACCTTTGATTATTTTCTATATTATCATTTTCCATCTTTTAAGCCTCGTCCGTTTCGTAAGTTAATGAAAATATCACATCAGAATCTGTTGAATTATGACTGCCAGTTGTATAGTACCAAGTTTGAAGTTGAGTTCGACTTACTGAACCACCAGCACTGCTATAATAAAGATAAATACTTTTGGTATTAGTAACTCCAAGTCCTGTAAGACTATAGCCAGTCCAACCCATAGCAACATCAACACCAAAGTAAATGGTAGATGTGCTAGGCAAATAGTCTGTTACATTTTTTACTTTAAACGGTAAACCTTGAACAGCTGTTAGACCAGCGTCAGCGCCACCATTTTGATAACCAGCAGCACTATGGTCTATCGACAAACGTATGTTGACATTAACTAAATCTCCTATTCTAACATAAGAACCGCTTTGTCTTAAATAAGAAGCTGGTGTAAAAACATCTGACTCGTTTGCTACAGTTGCTGCGTGAGAACTATAAAAAGGCGTAAACGTACCAGTTCTATAAAAAGCACCAGTTCCAACTTTATCTAATATAACATTACCACTAGTATCAATAGATATAGCATCTTGAGTGTTTGTATGTTTAATATTATTTACGAATAAAGAACTCATACTGCTATCTCCATTGCTAAAATTGACGAAGCACCTGTATGATTAACAGTAGTTGTACGACCAGCAGCATAATTTATTACTTGAAATTTGTAAGTGGTTGCACTGGTTGTTGCAGGCGTATCAATATGATGGTCAGTAACCCTCATATCAAATTGACGAGTTCCACTGTTGCCAAAACCAACACCATAATCATAACTACCGTTAGCATCAAGATTTAAGGTTGGGCCAAGAACAGTACTAGAACCTCTTACGCACCTTATACCAAAATAAATGTAGGTTGAAGCACTATCTTGTATTAAAAGTGTTATATTAGGTATAATCAATATTTTACTATTATTATATTTTGGCGAGATTGTGATAGCACCACCAGTTACATCTGTATATGTTGTACCAGAGGACGTTACTGATGTCTGGTTAGTGAAATCTGTGGTAACAGTTTGCAAAATTGCACCAGCAGGCATCTTAACATTTGCCGCTGTGGTTGCTCCTACGATATTGTCTACTGTCAGTGTTGATGCCATTCTCTATCCCCTATATAATCGTCAGATTTCCATTAACTGTAAGATTTACAGTTCCAGAAGTTGATACTGTCAGAGGCCCAGCACATGATGCATTATCACCAGCTGCAATAGTTACACTAGTGTTTAGAGTTGATTCATTCACACGAAAGATATCACCCTTTTTGGATGTTTGTGAAGTTGAACCATTCTCACCTTGATAAAAACCTTCACCAGCAGAAAGACCAGTGGTCTTTGCTGTAGTGACAGCATTATTTGCAATATCAGCAGTTGCGATTGTGCCGTCTGCGATTGAACGAGAAACTACTTGTCTAATTGCCATATCTTAATCCTTTATAGTATTTATGCATCATCTTTGTCTGTACCAGTTGTTTCGTCATAGTTCTTTGCGTCTTGGAAGAATGAGGTTGTTTCGTTAAATCCAAAATCATCATCTGCATCTGCACTTGCTGGATTTGGTGTGACAGAATATCTCTGTTCTCTCTTAGGTGCAGTGAGAGGCATATCTGTGTACTGGTCAACTTGAACTGTCTTAATAACCTTCTGGTCAGTGACAGGCCCATAAAGATAAAACTTAGAAGTGAATGATAGTGTATAGATAATACTACGTCTTGTTACAAAGTCACCCTCATACTCATCTGAATAATTAACATTAGTCAATACAATTGGTACATCTCTTGTTGTACCCATTGTAGAGTTATCATTAAGTGTCACAGTATAATCTGGTTGGAAGAATGGAAGAATCTGTTCAACAATCTGTAATGCATCATCAGAGTTTTTTGCCATCACGAATAACTCAAAGTCCATATTATAAGGAACAGGCATATACTGTTGACTCATACTCTTACCATCAGAGGATGAGTTTACTTTTTTAAATTTTTGTATTGAGTTTAGTTTTCTTGCTGGGTCATATGATATGTTTGCAATCTCAAAACCAATACGAGGCAAAGTAACCGCAACCTTTTTTGTAAGATTGGGGTCTTCTCTAAGTCTTGCTAACCACTTATTCTTTGGGCCATATGCAAGAGGAACTTTCATCGTTTGCGTTACTTCTCCAGCATTATTAGTTCTTACTAACTGAATGTTGTTAAACATCGTACCAAAGGCAACGACAACCTTTCGCATTGTTTCATGGTAAAACTGTTGTCCTAACATATTATCCTAACCTTCCAATATCACCGAATGGATTAGACTCCGTAAAGTCTAAGACTGTATCATCGGCAGTTTCAAAGAAATCATTCATTGCATTTTCATCAATGGTGTCAACTTTATAAGTTTCTAGTATTATATAGTGTCCTGTTTCTGACAGGATTGAACCTGTACCATCTTCCATAGACAACTGATGCAGTCCAGCATCAAGTGAGTTATCTGTTTCAATTGCATCAATCTCTGCAATACCAGTATCCATATCCTCTGAACTGTATTCAAAAGTCTTGACTTTTAGTTTGAATGCTGGTACATTGTGAACTTGATAGAATGGGTCATCATGGTCTACAAAGGTAATCTCAAATATCTTCTTCACCTTTGGAAAGTAAACGAGGTCACCTTCATTCGGTCTGGTCTTCACAATTAGATTCGTATCACCAGATACAAGTTGTTCAAATCTTCTTTTCGCAACAACAAAAGTTGCTTCATCTCTCATCTCAAGACCAAACTTGGTCATGATTTCTTTTTCACCTTCATAACCCTCTGCGTTCTCAAAATACATTTCAATTAGATATGCATCGTCAAATTTAGACAATGCATCCTCACCCAACAACTCATCTTCCTTCACAAGAGTTCTTGGAATGTAGTATACGTCTTGACCATAAATCTTCAACTGCTCTATCATTAAGTCTTCATAGAGATGTTGTTCTGGTTTAGTACCTGTATCAAAATATACGTTTGTTGGCATTGTATTAACCCATCATATAGTTTGGTGGCAACTCATACGCAAGTTGTATTTGTTCTTCTAGTTTTTCGATATCTGCATTTGCTTGTTCAAAGATTGCAGCACCATTTAGTGTTACACCACCTAACATCTGTACACCTTCAAACTTAGAAAGGTTTGCACCCCACTGTCTTTTAATCAATGCAGTGGTATATCTTTTTAGATAGATATCATTAAAAGCATCTGTGTATGTGGATGGGTCTAACTTTCTGTAACACTCAATGATGATAAACTCACCAGCAGTTACATCGTTACCCCAATCCATATCAATGTATAATCTGTTTTGATGTTGATTAAAACGGATTGGTTTTTCACCTACAAGAATGTGGTCAAGGAAATCTAAGTGTTGCATAGTCATCTGATAATGCAATACTGAAGTACTTGAAAAATCATAGAGGTCATTTAGTCTTAACTGATAACGAACATCAAACAGATTCAGATTTGCTTTGTCTGTAAAGTCAAATACCTTTACAATAGACAATACACTATCTGGTACAGGAATAAATCCTTTACCCTCTAACCATGTTGCGGTGATTGAGTTGTCTGCTGTATCTGTTGCAGTTGTAGAAGTATTGGTTGCAGCCCTGTCGATTTCTGCCTGTGTGATTTGATGTTTTAAATACATTCTTTCCACACCATCATAATGATATTGTGCGAAATATTGCAATGCCTCATCAATTCTATCTTCTACTTGGTCATCATCGACATTGATTTCAATTACAGGCTTACCAAGAGTTCTAAGACAATATTCTTTTAGGTTTGCTCTTGAATTTGGATTTGCCATATTATTCTTCCTTACCTTGAGACACTTGCGTTAACATTTGCTATACCTTCTACAGCTCTAGTTTTATCTCCACCAGATGCTGTTATGAGAACATCATAATTATAACGTCCTGCTTCAAGAGCAGCCGTTTGTGTTGATGTAAGGGATATTGTGAGTTGACCTGTAGTTCTATCAGCAGCAAATGTCACAGTAAAACTAACAGACGTAGAGGATGAGGGCGATTTGCGTATCTGTGCAATCGCAGTAAATCCTGTTAAGTTTAGTGCATTACCACTTGTGTCTTTGACTGTTATTGTCTTTGAAAAAGTTGCACCTTGGTCAATAAATATATTTGTAATAGACGCCATTCACACAGTCTCCTTTTATCTATTTATAAGGAAAGTGCGTTGGAGTTATCCTACAAGATGAATATGCAACCAAGTTTGGTTTCCTTGAACAGCAACAGCTGAACCACTACTGTCAGCGCATCTTAGATAATATGTTTTACCTGTTTGTAATCTTTGCAATACCGAACCAACCGCAGCTGAAAATCCAGGCCCAGAAGATGAACCAATACCCATAACTATATTATTACCACCATCAGCATCAGCAAGCACTTGTGGACTTCCACCATTATCATCTACCACTGCCCAGTATAGATAAGTTCTGTTAGCATTAATTCTTATATTTGCTGAAATATTGTAAAGACCTGTTACTGGAACAGTAAATTTAAAAGTACTTGTATTTAAAGATATCCCAGAAGCACCTCTAACGGTATCATATGGAATCACACCAGTAAATCCAGTGGGTGTTACATTCTGTCCGCCTGCATTTCCAGCAAAAAGATATGGTTTTGCTGGTTCAGTCACACGACCACTACTATCAATAAGTAATGCGTTATTTGAGTTTGTGTGGTCTTGAATTGTTCCGACTTTTAAT